CAGATGCCATGAAAGAAGAAGCACAGCGCGGACTTGATTGGCGCAGTGAATTCGGACGTGGCGGCACGGAGGTTGGAATCGCTCGCGCACGAGATATCGTGAACGGGCGCAATCTTCCGTTTGAAACGGTTCAACGCATGGCGAGCTTCTTTGCGCGCCATGAAGTAGATAGTGAAGCAGAAGGTTTCCGACCTGGAGAAGAGGGCTACCCTAGCAACGGTAGGATTGCCCACGCGCTTTGGGGCGGGGATAATGGTAAGCGATGGGCGGACAACATCGTCCAAAACGCTGAGCGTAAGGAGCATAAACACATGACGATGGAATTCCGACAAGCGCAGACAGAGATCCGCGCTGAGGGCGATGGCTACACGTTTGAGTCATACGCCGCTTTGTTCAACACCGAATCGGAAGGTCTTGGCTTTCGCGAAGTGATCAAGCCAAAGGCATTTAGCAAGTCTGTTGCTGCTGCTGATCGCGGCGAGTGGGAAGTGAAGGCGCTCCAGGACCATGATCCTAAGATGTTCCTTGGCTCCACTAGGACTGGAACACTTGAGGTTTCAGAGGATGATCGCGGTCTTAAGGTCCGCGTCGCTTTGAATCCAGAGGTTTCGTTTGCACGAGATCTTGCAGCAATGATTAAGCGCGATGGCGCAAGCATGGGACTTTCGTTTGGCTTTTCGGTGCCGAACGGAGGGGATGGCTACAACGAAGAAGGCGTGCGCGAGCTGAAGTCAATCCGACTTCACGAGATCTCGCTACTCACTGGAAATGTTCCTGCATACCCAGCCACAATCGGTTTGGGCGCAGTGCGCGCGCTTGCGCAGCGCACAGATATTGCAGCAAACAAACTTACGCGAGCGATTGACGGATTGCTGAATGGCAACGTCAAGAGCGATGACGCGGAAGTTATTGATCTCGCAATCCGTAAGATCGCGCCTGAAGTCCGAAGCCCTTGGGTTATCGGCGCAGACCGCGAGCTGGAGATTGACGAAACGCGCGACTGGGACGGCGCAGCAGCCGCTGAAAGGGTTTTTTCCCTGGCTGGTTTTGATGGGGAGAATTCTGATCCCTCCGTCGCTCGTCGCGCGTTCCTCGTCTACGATGCCGCAGCGCCAGAGCTTCGCGGCTCCTACAAACTTGGCTTCGCTGACGTAATCGGTGGCGAGCTTGTTGCAATTCGTGCTGGTCTAAACGCCGCCGCGTCGCGACTGCCACAGACCGATATCCCGCAAGAAGTCATGGACCGCGCTCGCGGCATCCTGGATTACTACGCCGAAGAGGAGTCCGAAACAGCAACCTACCAAGATGACGAGGAGATGGATGACACAAACCGTGCCATCCCGCTCAGCGTTCGCGAGCGACAGCTGGCGCTTATGGCGCTAGATCCAAACCGAATTTGATCCACGAGGGCGACGGCACGAGGGTCCTGACGGGCACCACTGCCAAAGCACCACTGGGTGAAAGAAATTAACTAAACGAAAGCAGAAAGGAACTCCAAATGTCGGAGATTTCAAAGAAGCTTTTCGCTGGTTACCGAAACGATTGGGAAGAGGCGAAAGCCCTTCTTGCGACGGCAACCGATGAGAAGCGAGAGTTCACACCAGAAGAGGAAGCTCGTTGGACCAAGCTAAACGATTCCATGTCGGACAAGAAGTCCAAGATGGATTCCGTTGAGCAGGCTGAAGAGCGCGCAGCCAAGATTGATGCGCTCGCAGAGCGCGCACTTAAGGTTGAGAATGCAGTTAAGTCTGACAACGACGCGGATGTTCTCCGCGCCATTGCAGCAGGCGAGAAGCGATCCGCGAAGTTTGATATTCGCGCGCTTTCTTCAGCCACAGCTACTGTGCCCGTGTCGTTCGCGGATTTTGTAGTGGTCGCCTTGACCGCTGGAAATCCCGTGTACGAAGGTGCAACAAAGATCCGCACGTCCACTGGCGAGCAGATCACTGTGCCGCGCCTCACGGCTAACCAGTCTGCTGCCTTCATTGGCGAGGGAAGCCAGATCAGCCCAACCGATCCTACGATCAGCAGCATTACGCTGTATGCAAATAAGATCGCTGCGTTGACGCTTCTTAGCAACGAGTTGGTTCGCGATAACGCGGTCAACATCACCGCTCTTGTGGGCGAATCAGCGGGCAATCAAATCGCCTTCCTCGCAGGGTCAGCATGCACGCTTGGCACTGGCACGACGCAGCCGCTTGGCTTTGTCACCGCCGCTGGCAATCCGCAGCTTTCCACCGCTACCAAGGCGGGAACTGTCACGTCAACATTCTTTGATGCACTTGACGTAATCACGTTGGCTTACAGCCTCCAGCCTATGTATCGCAATGCGAATACACAGTGGCAGGTTGCATCCACCGCGATGTCAAAGATTCGCAAGCTTACGGATACGACTGGTCAGCCAATCTGGACCCCTGGTCTTGTTGTTGGTCAGCCAGACACGCTCCTTGGCTATCGCGTCATTGAGAATGTTCACATGGCTGCGGTTGCATCGGCTTCCAAGTCGGTTGCAATCATGCATGCACCTTCGTACTACATTCGCGAACTTCCTATTGAGGTAGCATCAAGCACCGAATTTAGGTTTGATTACGCGCAAACGGCAGTACGAACGCTGTACGCAGTTGACGGGAACATCCCAGATGTAACCGCTCTCCGCGTACTCGTTTCCGCTAACACCTGATTCTAGGTTTTAGCTGAGACAAACCCCGCTGGTTGGAGTAATCTGACCAGCGGGGAACACCAAACTTTATAGGGGAGGCAAATCTGAATGGCACTCAGGATTGGTTTTACGACAAATGCTGCATGGAGCAACACGGGGTATGGCGTGCAGGCGTCAGAACTTATCCCGCAGCTTAAGCGAGACAATCATCTTGTTGCGCTTATGGCGAATTACGGATTAGCTGGAACAACAATTGAATGGAACGGCATTCCTGTTATGGGTCAGGGAATGGACGCATACAGCAATGATTTAACTCCAGCGCAAATTCTTTGGTGGCTCAATCAAGAGCCAAAACTTCCAGCTCTGGGGCTGTCGCTTTACGATGTTTGGGTGTACAAGTCTCCACAGTGGGACGAAATCCCAATGGCATCGTGGACGCCAGTAGATCATGCCGTTGTACCGCCAGAAGTAAAAGCCTGGTTTGATCGTCGCGGTAAGGGCAAATGGGCAATTGCCATGAGCCAATTCGGAGAGCGGGAACTTCTTGAAGCTGGCGTTGAGCGAGAGCGCGTGTTCTATGCTCCGCATAGTTTCAATCCAGCAGTGTTTAAGCCAACACCATCTAACATTCGCAAAGACTTAAACATTCCAGATGACGCACACTTGAGCATGATTCAAGGGGCGAACAAGGGCGTGTCACCAGTCCGAAAAAGTTTTGGGGAACAAATCCTTGCCTGGTCAACATGGGCAAAAGATAAAAAAGATGCGTACCTTTATTTGCACACCGACATATTCGGTCTTGCAAATGGAGTAAAACTTGAGCAGCTGTTGCAGGCATGCAACGCGCCGATGGACCGCGTGCGCGTGGTTCCGCAGTTTGAATACCGACAGGGACTTTCTCAAGAAGTTATGGCTCGCCTACTTAGCGCAAGCGATATTTTATTGCACTGCTCTAAGGGTGAGGGGTTCGGCGTTGGCATCATAGAAGCGCAGGCATGTGGCTTGTTGCCCGCAGTGACGGAGTGGACTGCGATGCCAGAGCTAATTGGCGCTGGCTGGAAAGTTGGCGGACAAGTTGAATATGATCCATTGCAGGGCGGATGGTGGATGACGCCAAATGTAAAAGAGATCATGGACGCGCTTCAGCAGTCTTACGAACTAAAGCAGAAGCCAACCGAACTTGCCGAAGCAAAGGCAAAAGCGATGGCATTCATGAAGAATTACGAAACCAACTATGTATACGAAAAGCACTGGCGACCAATCCTTAAGCAACTTGAGGATGAGCTGACGAGTGCGCCTGCGGTAAACCGCGAG